ATCCATAAATCCAAAGTCATCATCAGGTGCTGTATTTGCTGGCACTGCGGTTGTTACAATAGCCACCGCTTTAAGTGGTGAAATATCAACAGAAGAAACTGTATATTGAGCACCTGAATAATCACCAGTAATTACATCGTTTACTTTAAGCAGTTGGTCTAATTCACCAACAATCATAATACCAGAACTAGAGTTACTAAAATAAATTACTTTACCTGTTATTTCATCTGTACCATCTCGGTCAACACGGAAAGTTTCTGCTGTGGTAAAATAGTTATTACCATTTGCAAAATCTACAAAAATCTTTTGTGCATCACGATTTTGTGTATCAATAAAAATATTTGTATTTGCTTGACCAAAACGATTGGCTGTATCACTAAAAGCACCAATTACACTTGTATTTGCACTTAAAGCTGGCCACAAATAATTTTTAACCGTAAATTCTAAATCCCAAATAATTAATCGAGTTGTCCCTTCATTCAAAGCACCCTCATATTCCGTTGTCATATTTACAGAGTTTAAAATTACTGGCATATCATATTTTTGATCCATGTTAGGGATCATGTCAACGGTTACGGTAAAATCTGGTTTAAAAAATGGTAGTATTTGCTCTGCAATTTGTGTGCCATCTTCTATATTACGAACAAAAATAGACATTGAAAAATTAAAATCATACGGCACAGGAACATATTGTGAGTCTAAACGATCATAAACATTTTTTGCAAAGTTTTTTATAAGTGATTGTTGTTTACGACTTGGATCATAAGACATGCCTGTAAGTTCAAAAGTTATTCTTGGCACCGTCACATTAATTGATTTTAATAAATCAGGACTAGATGTAATTGCTGTCAAATATCTTTCTTTTGAAGCATATGACAAAGGCACCGTAAATATTTCATATTTTGTATTGTTGTCTTTGCTATATCGTTGAAGTTGAATATCTTTAAATAGTGTGCCAAAAGCAACCACTATTTTACGAATAGATCGATTATAGTATTGTGAAGTGCCTAGCATAATTAAGGTTCACCAAATGGATTTGTTTCTGTAAAATCAATAATATTATTAGCTTCTGTTTTAATTCTATTATTGTCTTGTATATCATCAAAAGCACTATCCATTAAAGTAAATTCAGATTTGCTGCTAATTGTTCGTTCAGCCAAACTTGTATTTCCTTTAAGCACAGAACCAACGGTAAACGAGCCATTTGCACGATAAATTTGAATTGAAGAATTTGGTGTAAAATCGTAAACAAGTGCCTGTGCAGTAGCAGTAGCTACATTAGAACCAATGTAAACAATTTCATCATTTGCAAATGTACCAGAACCTCCAGCACTTAATGTAATATTTGTTTTTGAATAGTAATTACGAATTTCATCATCAATTTCAGAAATGCCAACTTGAACAATCTCATTTGAAAATACATATTGTTTAAGTTTTAAAGCATAAACATAAACATTACCGCCACGACCACGACCTAAAGTATAAAACATGGCCTGATCATTTTCATGTTCAACAAAAGTAATTTCAAAAAATCCTTTTACAAGAGGAACATAAATTAAATCTCCCTCTAGTGGTCTTATAAGTGGTATTGTAGCTACAAATCTACGGCGAGAAACAAGAAGGCGTATTTCATCACGAATTTCTAAACCAAATTTAGAAATAAAATCTTGTTCACCTTCCATACCTGTAACATTTTCCAAATACATTTCAATTGGATATGCTGTTACATATTGTTTGAGAGTGTCTTCACCAAATAAATAATCTATTTGATCACGAGTAGAACGAGGAAGATAATAACAATCCATGCCATATATTTTCATGGCTTCAATCACCAAATCCTCAACTAGCAGTTGTTCGCTAGTTACCTGACTTGATGGAAAAGGATTAAAATAAACATTGGTTGGCATTCATTTTAACCCGTAGTAATCTCACTTGGCAAGCTATTGTATTGGAATAAATCTTCTTCTACTTCTTTAATTTCTTCTCTTGCTTCAGTTGCAATACGAACACCATCTAATGTTACACCACCCGGCATTTGTATGCCAGCAAATTTAGATAAGTTATTACCCCATTGAAGTTTAATTAAAGCAGTAGCGTATTTTTTAAGAAAGCGATCATTCCAAACATCTGTAACACCAGTTACAGTAACTGAACCACCAGATACAACAGATGATACTGGTGTTTGTAACTCTAATGATGTTGGTGAATCAATTCTTTTAACTTGTATGCTTTCATTATTGATATTAATAAAATCATTTTCTAATAATTCTTGATCAAAAATTGTGCCTGTTCCTGTTACAGTATTTGAACCTGGTGCTGCAGCTACAGTGCCAGTTAAAGTAATTGTATCTGGTTTTAAAGCTCGATAACATTTAATAATTACATAATCACCAACTAAAAGATCATTAGACCAATCAACATCCAAATATATTTTATTTAATTTACGATTGAAACGAAATTGTGGTGTGCCTGAAAATAATAAATTTAAAGAACGAATATGTTGCATGGTAATTTCATATGACACATATGACACTGATGTAAAATCATAGAGATCATGTAAGCGTAATTGATAACGCAAATCAAACATATTAATTGATGAGTTTGAATCATCAAATGGAAAAACTGCGGTCACAAAAATAACTGAATCTGGACAATGAATCCATCTACGATTAATATCATCAGCTGTAATTTTATGTTTTAAAAACATTTCTTCTACGCCATCAAACTGATAATCTTCAAAGAATTGAAGAGCATCGTCAATGCGATCATCTACCTGATCATCATCTACATTGATGTCAATAACAGGAAAGCCTAATCGCCGCAGGCAGTAGTTTTTAAATGTTGCTCTTGTAGTTGGTTTAGCCATATTTTATCCTAAAGCAATTGCAAATGCTATAGCACTTGGATCTGTTGCTGTCACTGCTATGGTAGAAATAGAATTAATACGACCATTAGCAGTTACAGTAACAACAGGCGAATGAGTTGCGTTGCCGTAAGTTTTTGAATTTTCAATATTAATATTTGTTACATCAGTATTAGCAACTGTAAAGGCAGCATTTGCTTGATTAAAAGCAAGTGTTGTATTGGCAGCAACAAATGAGGCAGGTTGTTGAATAACAATACTTCCAACCATACCTGAGTGATTGGAACATTGATAAACATAGGTGCTGCCAACTATATCAAAAGGAATTTTCCAATACAGTGTTCCTGCAACTTGCCCTTGAGCACTAGAGCCTGTACTTACTGTTCCATTGTTTGCAACGTGTGTCAAACCAGTATCGTAATTTGATCCATTTGATGAAACGCGAATCATAAATGGATGACCAGAGATACCATTTAAATGAAATGCTATGGTTTCTCCGCCAGAAACGTAAATTGTTGGATTATTACCTGTATATTGATCAATTAAATAAGCAGAGGATCCACTATTTGTAATAGTTAATCTGGTTACAGCACTTACGAAATTAGAATTTGCTTGAGTAAATGCTGCGGTAATGCTATTGTTTTGAGTTGTATCAACTGCTGTTGCACCGTTAGCAGCTGTAAAAGCACTATTAGCATGATTAAATGCAAAATTTGCATGAACTTGTGCTGTATTTGCTAGTGATCTAGCTACATTATCAATTGCAGAGCCGCCAGAAATAGTATTAGCAAAATCAAAAGCAGCATTAGCATGATTTTCAGCATAAGTAATTCTTGTATTTTGTGTATTATTAACGGTTGAAGCACCGTTTGCAACTAAAAATGCAGAGTTAGCATATGAACCACCAGAATTAGCTGCTGTAAATGCTGCAGTAATGCTGGTATTTTGTGTATCATTAACGGTTGAAGCACCATTTGCAACTAAAAATGCAGAATTAGCATATGAACCACTAGAATTAGCTGCCGTAAATGCTGCTTGACTAAAAATTTGATTTGCAGTAACTGCACTTTCTCTAGCTAATGGAAAACCACCTGCTGTTGTGCCATCATGGACAACAACAACATCTTTATCAGTATCTACAGTAATCTCAGCAACCGCACCAGTAAAAGTGCTAGTTTGTGTTGTATTACCTCGTCTAAATTGAACTTGTGTGGCCATGGATTGTATTTATAGTGTGCCGTAATCTAATGAATAAACAACAGATTCTGTAACTGACCCATAGTCAACAGTAAGCCCTTGTGCGCCAGGTGTTCCAGCAAAAATAATAGTTTTTGTGGTTGCATTTGCAGCAACTGACACTCCATCAACTCCTGTAAATGTAACTTGATCTGTAGAAGATGTTGCATTTGCAAAAACAGAATTATTTGATGTAAAAATATGACCAAAAGAATTAGCAGTTGTTGAACCAGCATTTGCAGTAAATTGCCTTGTACCATCACCAAATTGAATGTAATCTCTTGTTGTGACTGTATTTGCAGTTACGTTGCCTGTTCGTAAAAGACCTGTTGTTTTAGCAAAAGTAAGATTAGCTGATGAACCTAAAACACCAGAATCATTAAATTGAACTTCTTGATTAAGACCTGCTGGTCCAGTAAATCGCTCAATTGTTTGAATTGTATTTGAAGCACCGCCACGATAGAATAATTTTCCATCGTAGGTATTAATTGCAATTTCGCCATTAGCCAAGCTAGATGGTACGTTACCACTAACACTAGAACGGCGTAATTCAATGATTGTATTGGACATTAGAACGAGCTGCCGTCATTTACCTTAATTGCAAATAGGTCGGAGGTAGGCTGTTCTAGAGACTTTTCTTCAACAAATTTTTCAGGATTTAATTTTTTCAGCTTTGAAGGAGTTGTAATGTTTTCTAGTTTTTCGATGTATTCTTTCAAACTCGCAATCTCCGTATTTTTTGCTTTTAAATCTATTTCTAATGCTGTAAATTGTTTCATGCTATTATTTAAAGCACTCTGTAAACGGCTTTTTTCCTCATGCACCGTATCATTTGTATTAGTTTTTATTTTTACTAATTCATCATATTTTGCCTGTATTTCTGCTTTTGCTTTACCTGTTTCTTCTGCTAATTTTAACTGAGTTTGAAAAATAAAATTTTGCTTGATAACTGAAACTATATTATCAAGCAAAATCTCTTGGTAAGCATTTGAAAATTCTACACTCATAACAATTCCTTTTCATATTAATTAAAATGTCCCACCTTGTAGGTGTGAAAATGTTGGTACACCAGAATCATTAATTGTTAATACATGACCCTCAGTTGATGATGATGCCGTTGTAAAAGCACCTGTACCTTGGCCTAATAAAACACCATTTGTTGTAAATGTCCCTGCACCAGTGCCGCCTCTTGCAACACCTAATGTACCAGAAGTAATTGCAGATGCTGCAATTGCAATCGTTGTTGAATTAGCAGAACTAATACGACCGTTTGCCTCTACTTTAAATGAAGCCACGGCTGAAGCACTACCATGATCAGCAGCTGTAATGCTAATGCCTGTTACATCAGTATTTGCTTTATCAAACGCGCTATTAGCATAAACACCAGCACTATTTGCAGCAGTAAATGCCGCTGTAATGCTATTGTTTTGAGTGGTGTCTGTGGCATTTGATGCGTTAGCTGCAGCAAAGGCACTATTAGCATAAACACCAGCACTATTGGCTGCGGTAAATGCTCCATTTGTAGAAATAAATGCAGAGTTGGCATGAGCAAATGCTGAGTTTGCATAAGAGCCAGCAGTTACTGCTTTTGAATCAGCAGTATTTGCAGCATCAAATCCTGAATTAGCATGAGCAAATGCTTTATCGGCATAAGTTTGAATATCTTGATCATTAATTGTAACAGAAAATGCTTGAACATTTGCAATTAATGTCGCAGCATTTGCAGCAGTTACAGAACCAGAAGCAAGTGTATTATTTGTTGGATCATTTGTAAGACCACGAAATAAGAAATATGTATTTGCACCTGCTGTTCTTGCTAAACCTGTATAATTTACTGGACCAGTTGTTGGTTTATACATTCCATAAAAACCAATATCAACCGCATCTCCTGTTGTATTATTATTTGCAAGTTTAATTAAAGAATCTTCAACAGATAAAATTTCTACATCAACAAATGTTGTATTACCAGAAACAGTTAAATTGCCTGTAACACTTAAATCACCAGTAATTGTTCCACCAGTGGTTGCATTAAGAGAATTATTGGCTCTTGTAAAGGCACCATTAGCATAAACACCAGCTGAATTAGCCGCGGTAAAAGCAGCTGTGATAGAATTATTTTGAGTGGTATCTGTGGCACTTGCCGCATTAGCTGCAGCAAAGGCACTATTAGCATAAACACCAGCACTATTGGCTGCGGTAAATGCAGCTGTAATGCTATTATTTTGTGTGGTATCTGTGGCACTTGCTGCATTAGCTGCAGCAAATGCTGAGTTTGCGTAAGAACCTGCTGAATTAGCAGCTTGAAATCCTGCATTAGCATGATTAAAAGAAGCATTTGCTGTATTGAAGGCTGCTTGAACAAATGCAGAAGAACCGGCTGCATTAGCTGCTGAAAATGCCGCATTAGCAGTATCAAAGCCTCGTTGAAATTTATCAATAAAAAATTGACCGCCAATTGCAATTGAACCAGTTCCTGCTGGAGACCCAATGAATAATGTATTACTTGAATATGAATATGC